CCACCTGACCTTTTACGGTGGCCTTGCTCACATTAATAGTATCCTTCCCACCGGTTCCATTATAAGCCGACTTTAGAGTAGCTGGACTGAGAACTTTTCCAAACCACGCCTGACTAGACTCCTCTGCCTGAGATACACAAGTGTCATCGATGGCTTTAATCTTTGCCTGATTAAATTCATTTAGAGAAAGAGTGACCTGGTCTGACTCTGAAAATTTAGTAGAAATATTGACATTGTTTAGCTGAACCAAAACCCTAGATCCTTCATCAGTAGATGCCTTTAAATAATAACGCCCATCCTGAGTTTTTTTGGGTTGATCAAACTTCATCGTTTATTTTTTAGCTGTTTTATTCTTTAACCCCACAAAAGGTATTCTGGCGGACTTCTGTATCAAATTAGATGGGATCCACTTATTTCTCACTGGATTATATCCATATAGGGGTGCCATACTCTTCATATTTCCATTATAGTTCTTGTTTGGCCTGTAGTTATATTCATTCTTGATATATGATGTAGACTTGTTGACAACCCATTTTTTTGTCCTTGTATCAAAACGATGTTTACCAAGCGTTTCGCTAAATTTATTGATGGTTAGATTTTTTGGACCCTTGATACCAATGGATAATCTTAAAACCTTTTCTCTTATTGGCTCAGTTGTATATTTACTGTATTTATTGGGGTTTATCTTTCTCGCCTGATTTATAATACATTCCGGACAAAATGGTCTATCAGTAATTCTAAATGGCTCTGGTTTTATCTTTTCACCACTTTTTTTAAATATTTCAAATAATGAATCGGACCTTTTAACATTGATTTTTAATACATTTTTAGCAAATTTATACATTCGTTCACGATCCTTCTCTCTCTTCTCTGGTCTAAGACCAAGTGACTGCATAGTATACAGATCATCCAACAAAAACTGTTTGCTAGCCACTAGAAGATTCTTGTCATATTTCCATTTATTGGTGCCCCTATTATATACATATATTCCCTTTTTCCGAGAATATGCTATTTCGTAACCAAGCTCCCCTGGACGCATGAATGCTATATCCAAAATTCCACCCAAGTTTGTGGTTTGGAGTTTTCGTGTTTCAACTGAAAAATACCGAACTGTCATATCAATCGCAAAAAGTTCAACATCAATCAATACATCCTTTGGGATGACGTTATTTGTATATTTAGACTGTTTCTTTTTTCTAATCAAAGTATATCTTCGCGTAGCATCACCACCAGTGAGTCCTATCATCCTTGCCAAGCGTGTTCTACTCAATTCCTTCATACGCACAGCAATGATTTTGTTCAAAAAAGGCATCATGCTTCCAAGTTTATCCCACAACAAAAGCTTGGTTGCTTGAAGATAGCCAAAATATCTAGGATCTCTACTCGTCATTACTTTGCTTTTTCCGGTCCTAAAAATAGGCACAAATTTTGTATCTATGTCTATTGTTACCATTTTGTCTTCAGGCTCAAAAAAAGTATTGAATGCTTCACCCCCAGTGATTATCATGTCCCCATACGGTTTTAAATATTGTGAAAGAATGGAAATAATTTTCATTATAACATCCCTAAGAGAATTAGTAACCAACGCATAGACCACCCGCTCTATGTTTTCGGCGGGAACAATTCTCGAAGCTCGTGATCTAAACTTTTTTACATCTCCTTGTTTAACATAATGATAAAGCAAGGCATCTCCATTACACAAAATATTTTTGATAAAACTATCGCTGGTTTCCTGAGAATAATTTAAGGCGTCCATTATTATCTGTATATATTTAAATGGAGAATTCATGCGAAGATGAATGTAAAGATGTATATGGTGACAAAAAGTGTAAATGCTATATAACTGAAAATTCTATACCAGATGAAGATGGAAACTATAATGATACTTTTTGTGGATTTTTCGATGATGGATTTATTTGGCCATGTGATTCATCATGCTGCGAACCCGCGTGCCCAGGTGAGTGTACGACAGTTCCGCGAAAAGAAGACATAGAACACATTCCCATGATGATAGAGGTTCGGAATAAAATACAAGAAGACACACCACAAATGTCCATTATCAAATTTATGTTGTATATTATTATTGCCCTTGCTATTATGAGTACGATATCATTGTGGGCTTAAAGATATACATACTTCATATACAAATGGCGACCATTGACTCTCTTGCTCTTGATCTCATCGCTGTCCGTTCGGACATCAAATCACTCGCCAAGCTTGTAAGGAAGGTTCGCGCTTTCCAGGAAGACCCCACAGGCGAAAAGGCAAAGGAGCGTTCCGCAAACAATGGATTTAACCGCGTTCAGGCGATTACCCCTACCCTTGCCACGTTTCTGGGAGTTGAGGACGATCATCGGATCTCGCGTAGCGAGGTTACCCGTTTTATCACTAAATATGTCAGTGAGAACGGTCTTAAGCACCCCGATAATGGTAGGGTCATCATCCTTGATAACAAGCTGACGGATCTCCTCAAACCCCCCGAGAAGCTTGAAATTACATTCCTAAACATTCAAAAGTATCTAACCCCTCACTACATCAAAGAGACGGTGGTGAAGGTTGAGAAGGCGGAGAAGGTGGACGATGCTAAGAAGAAGCGTCCCGCGGTCAAGAAGAAGTAGCTTAAAAATAAAATGATTGTATAAACTAAAAAAAAATGGACCCACCTGAACTTAATACAGACGATATTAACAAACTCGTCGGTATTAAGATCAATGACATTAGTCAATATAGGAAAGCATTTACACATAAATCTGCTCTTAAGAAATATAATCTGAAAGAATCGTTTGAAAATCTTGAATTTATTGGAGATGCGATTTTGAGTTTTATTGTTACCCGTTTCTTGTATGAAAAGTTTTCGGACGAACAAGAGGGGTTTTTGACAAAGGCGCGAATAAAAATGGTTCGTGGAGGAACTCTTTCCGTGATTGGGGATAAATTACAACTTTACAAATGGATTTTGATGGATGACAAGGCTATGAAAAATGGATGGAATCATAATGCCAAGGTATTGGAGGATGTATTTGAAGCACTCATTGGTGCCATTTACATCGACATGGGATTAGTGTATGCTAGAAAATTTGTTCTAGGTGTGTTTGAAAATAAAGATATTATTGATATTGATTTACTACTTTCAGTTGATGACAATTTCAAAGATAAACTCATAAAACAATTGAAATCCCAACAAATTACTCCAATTTTTCACGCAATTAACCGCGATCAAAATGGCGTATTTACAGTACAGGTTCTGATTAACAATTTAATATATGGAGTGGGACAGGCACTGAATAAAAAACAAGCAGAACAGAATGCTTCACTGTATACATTAAGGTATTTAGAGATGGGGGTCGTTAATACTCAAATGAACTATGCACCCCCACGTAGCCAAACTATTGGACCGGGAATACGCGGAACAGCGGTCAGAGGAATGGCTCCGCCTCCGCCAGGGTATGCTTACGGCCAGTGATGCCGCCACGGCCATCGGGTGTAATCCGTACGAACCACCGGATAGTCTTGTGCTGAAAAAATGCGGACATATCAAATTTAATGGAAATGTAGCAACAGAACACGGTAACAAGTATGAAGATGAAGCCAGAGACATATATTGTGAACGATATGGTGAAGTTTCACATGAAATTGGACTTTATCCTCACCCAGACTATGATTGGCTAGGTGGAAGCCCTGATGGTATTACAGAGTCTGGAAAACTGTTGGAGATTAAATGCCCCCTCGCGCGTAAAATTACAGACGAAGTTCCTGTTCACTATCTTCCACAATTACAACTGTTGATGGAAATTCTTGAACTTGAAGAATGTGATTTTATCCAATATAAGCCACTTTCACTTACCTGGCCCAATGAACCTGAATTTATGGTCACGCACGTCCAAAGAGACCGTGGATGGTTTAGTAAATATATGCCTATTATGAAAAAACAATGGGACAGAGTTAATTGGTATAGAGACAATGACATGGAATGTAAAGACCTAATCAAACCCAAAAAAGAAGTTAAACATAGAAAAATCATCAGGGTCCCTTGTTCCATCGCCGATCTTGTTGAAGATAGCCAACTTGATGAACCCGACACATGTGAGAGACCTAGTTGTATTATTGAAGATATTAGCGACGACGAAATTGCTTAACTCTACCCGTCTTTACCTTTTCTCTTTTGGCTCTTTTGATTTCTTTTTCACTCAACTCACTCCATGTAGTCGGTGTCTTTTTAGTGATCCTAACGGATGGTCTATACACACTAGACTTGCTAGTATATCCGATTTTACCTGTATCAGAAACCCATTTTTCCTTGAACCACCGGCCCAATCCCGTCTTTAGAGGTTTTTGACCCTTGTAAGGCGAGCCTTTTCCTTTAAATTGTTTCTTGTATTCTTGAACCAGCATACCACTCCTATAGGCAGAGTGGATTGGGTATTTTTTATAAATTTGTTTTTTTATTTTATCGTAAAGTATAGGATCCTTTGGTGTCATTTATTATATCACAAATATATAAATAATGATTAAAGTAAAACTTGTCAAAAGCCCAAACGCTAAAAAGAAATTCAGAGCCATCATAGATGGAAAGAAATCAGTAGACTTTGGTGCGAAAGGTTATTCTGATTACACAATTCACGGTGATCAACAGAGAATGAAAAGATATCTTGCGCGTCACGGGCGAGGGAAAGAGACTTGGACGAAAAACGGACTAACGACAGCCGGTTTTTGGTCAAGGTGGTTGCTTTGGAGTGAACCAAGCATGAATGGGGCTAAAAAACTAATGACTAGGAAATTTGGAATTAAATTTGTATAGATGGGACCTCACCGGCGATAGTAGATAAATATAAATCCACCTCACCCGCAAATTTATGACATGTTTCTGTCACCATCTCTTGTACATTAAGAATATACTCTTAAAAATAATGTATGATATCAATTCAAGTCTATTATTATATAATTATAAGATGACGCCTACTATTGAGCCCGAGCCTACTATTGAGCCCGAGCCTACTATTGAGCCCGAGCCTACTATTGAGCCCGAGCCTACTATTGAGCCCGAGCCTACTATTGAGC